ATGCTGTTAGTAATGTAGAAAGAGTTTTGTCAACTACATATGTTAATCAAACTTCACTAACGGCTGCAACAGCCGCTGGTTCAGTTAACTATGTGGGTAATGCTACTTTTGGTGTTAAAGTATTAAATCCCAGCGGATTAAGCGGTCAGCTAGACTCAGCGGGTACCGTTGATAGAGATCCTATTTGGTCAACAGCATCAGGAAATATTGCTACCTGGATTGATTCAGGCTCACAAAGCGCCAGTGTAGTAGCGTCAGATCCTGATGGCACTTCTGTAACATATTCTTTAGCTTCTGGTAGCTTACCTGGTAATAGCAGTTTAAATTCCTCAACTGGTGCAATAACTAGTTCAGATCCTACAGATATAGCAAGTCCTACCACGTATTCATTCACAATTGACGCTACTTCTAATACACAATCTTTGGGAAGATCTTTTAACATCATAGTCAACCCAACACCAGATGGAAGTGCTTCTGGAAGGGCCGCTGCCAGTGCTGATGCCATTAAAACGTTAACTGGAACAACCACAAACGGTTTATATTGGATCAAGCCAACTGCTTATAGTGGTTCTGCTGTTCAAGTCTACTGTCTAATGGACGGTACTGCAGGATCAAAAGCATGGACACTGGCTTTTAATTTTATTAGTTCATCAAATTCTGGCTTCCCCAGCAGTGAAGTTCCTTTTTACACAAGTAGTTTTTGGACTACGCAAGATGGAAATTTCAATACTGGTAATGGTTTAACAGCTAATCAAAAAACAACAGCTTATGGCTATTTGGGACACAGTGAAATATTGTTTTTATTACACAATAAATCAAACACAAGCTGGAGGGGATGGGGAAGATATGCGTATACAGCTTCTTTTCAAGGACAAACATTATATCAATTGTGTACAGGAACTGCTAACAAAACAGTTACTAGCGGTAGAGCACAAACCATGTCAGGCAGTAACAGCGGCACACAGTATGTGACCACTACAAGACCTCAAACTAGAGGTGGTGATCAATTTATTGACCCTAATTTTACAGCTGGCGCTGGCACATCCAATAATGCCAATGATAATTTAGTGTTTAATGCATCTGGAACCGGTACCTGGTGGGGTAATGCAACATACGCTAATACTAGAATAACAACCTCTGCTGGTCAGAATAACACTAGTTATGGATATACATTTGGCGGTATTGGTGGTCAGCATTTTAATGAAAGTGGTTGGGGAAATGATTACGGATTTACACCAATTTATCCCTATTGTGGCGGCCCATATGCATATGGTACCAGTGGTACTGCCACTGGCGGAGTTATAAATTATGTATTTCCTGGAACCAGTATGTCGCCGCTACCAAGCTCGCAGCCAGTAAGTTCAAGCTGCCATGATGGTCATGGTGGTGGATTTCAGGATGTTGCTATGGCTGTATTTGTTCGTTAAGTTTTTTAACTAAAACATTTTCCTCAGGAAACCATATTCCATATAAATTGGAAGAGAGAAGCATATGCAGTGCTTCTTTCTTGGTCTGTACTAATGGTTCACCTGCTAAATTCATACTAGTATTAAGCAGTGACGGACAACCAGTTTTATCTTGAAACTTCAATAACAATGATTTTAATAATCCTGAATCTACAGTTTGCATTCTACTAGTATTATCCACATGTAAAACTCCAGGCATGACAGATTTACAGTTATCTTTGGCTTTAAAATTCACTGTCATGTTGGGGGATTCGTCAAAAATAGGTTCAAAATAATTAGACAATTCTTCTTTTAATATCATTCCGGCAAATGGCCTGTACCACTCTCTATTTTTTATTTGATTTATCTTATCCTTGGCATCAATAGCCCTTGGATCAAATAAAATAGATCTATGCCCTAAAGCTCTTGGCCCTGCTTCAGGAGATCCTTGAAATAAGCCTATTGCTTTTTCTTCTGATAATAAATTTACAACGTCGTCTATGGAACACGATATTTTTTCTAATCCTTCAACTATTTCTATTTTTTCGTTATCATCGTAATAATGATAAAATGTATCATTAAGTTTATAAATTTTATTGTCTTTAGTATTTTCTCTATAATAAGACATGGCTGCGCCAATGCTGTTTCCACTATCATCTGCTAGAGGTTCAAAATAAAAATTACATTCAGGCAAGTGCTCTTTGTAAAAACTATTTGCAACTACGTTTAAACCATATCCGCCTGTGATACACACGTTTGTAATTTTATACTTTTCCACATATCTTTTAATTAGATTTAGAACTGTTCTTTGTGTTTCTGTTTGTACCTGTTTGGCTTTTTCTGCATATATTTGATAATTTTCTTTTGGCACACCGTAGGCCTGTTCTAAATATGGATCTGAAAATACTACTGGCGCACTTCTAGGTAGTGTTCTAGAAGTATCATGATGAAAATATGCGTCAATAGGAATTTGATTTATAAAAAGAGGCTCGTAATGATCCTGTAAACCATAAGCCGCCAAGCCCATAGTTTTGCCGTTTTCTAACGGATGTTCTCCTATTAGTGTAGTTGCCGCTTCATATACCTTAACTATGCTATATGCACTTTTAATTTGCCAATCCATTCTTTGATGATTGACTTTAACATGTTCGATAAATTCTTGATATCTAGGCAATGTTGTGGAGTTTACCATCCAATAGTTTTTATATACTGGATATAACACATCTGGATACATGCCTATAAAAACAGATTCTGATTCTCTTGCAGCCTCCTTGCCATCCCACCATATAATAGATCCATTCCTATCAACAACAAACACAAGTGCTTCTTCAAACCCGCTATTATAAAATGCCAAACTAGCATGACACTTATGATGCATAGCAGAAAAGTTACAGACTGGGACGTTAAACAACTTTTCACAAAATTGTATCATCTCCTGTTCACCAGGATCATTATTTGTTGGGCTTGCCAGCACTATAGCATCTATAGTACCATAAAATTTTTCATGCGCTAGTTTTAAAGCTGACCAGGGTTTCATATCTCGTTTTTTTCTAGTCAACCGTTCTTCTTTTGCAAAAAATTCTAAAACACCGTCACAATATACTGCAACACTGCTGTCGTGAAATGGGCTAATGCCTAAAATTCTCATAATTTCCCTTATGTAATTAAAGTTTTTCGCAAAACTTGTGAAGTTTCAATCTAGCATCTTTTAGATCTTTGCTGAATGTACTGTGTTGTAAGCCAACAGCACTAAATCCATTAGCCATATCGTTGACACTGTTGTCTACAGCTTCAACTTTGATGACGAAGTCAGCAATTAACGATTCGCCGTATTCGCGGTCTTTCTTGTCTTTTATTGACGCAACTTTTTCTTTGTATGTTTCCAAATCTTTATGGAACTCTGGTAAATTTTGAATGAATAAAGCCATTTTATATCCTTAAATTAAATCCATAACATCAAATACTGTTTGTAATTTAGTACGCATTGATTTGTTACCAAAACTACTACGCAATGCTTGATGCAAGGGCTTTGGAGCTCCGTCAATCGTACCCCAAGCCCAAGCGCCGTGTTCGTCACTCAATACAGGGACAAATTCATCTTGTACTACACACAAATATGTATGGAAATTAAAAACACTGTCATTAGACACAAACGTTTCTAAAGGCATTGTTTTAAGTATACTAGGCGGAGTGCCAATTTCTTCGTTGATTTCACGTTGGAGACCTTGCCATGCACTTTCCCCAAGGTCGTTGGTACCGCCAACTAACCCCCAAGTTCCGGCATGTTTCCCGTGTTGTTTTTGTAATAAAAGTATTCGTCCTGTACTGCGAGCATAAAATAATGCTCCACTACAAACAATACGATCTTTTAAAGTTCCAGTCTCCATAAGCCCCTAGCATATTCGCCCTCAAATGATTTGCGCCATTGGACGCCATTCCACTTGTATTGGACGTTAGTATATATGTTTGTGAGGTAAACTAACCGGTCGGTTGTGGCTTCTGCATTGAACAACACAGCCCACTTGGATCCATCCCATTCTATAATGTCGTTGGTATTGGCAATAAAATCACTGTTGTCAGCATTTTTCCAAGCATCTGGGCCATCTTCATTTATATAAAGTTCATAAGTAATGACATCTTCTACATTTACAGATTGATCTAGTCTTAATACTAGTAATCCTTGAGAATCAACAGCAGTAAAACCCACTTCCGTGTTATTAACCAACACTCTGCTGTCAGCTACTCTAGTAAATTCAATATTGGTGTCAATTCGATTACTGCGACCATCTGCAATAAGCGTTTCTCTAATGCCACCGCCAATATTATTAATAATCAAATAGCGTGTACCTACTACTGGTTGATCTAATCCTGATCCTGGACCACTTTTTTCTGGATCAACAATAGCATCAAATGTGCCTAGACTCATAGGTCTGTTTAAACTAGGGAGGTCTGTGTTGTTAGGGAACGTATCTGAATCCCAACTGATTGTTAATATTGTTTCATTAAGTGGATTAAGAACAGCAGTACCGCTAACTTCCGTTCCGTCGTTTTGTATAAGGAATAGTCTACTGACTCCTGGTCTAAATTGTCCAGGATATTGATCTAAAATCAATCGCCAGTTGATGTCCTCGCCATTCTTAACACTGACATATAATGAGTTATTGTTGGCATAGGTTACATTTTCACCTGCATCTAAAATCATAGCACTGCCGCCATGCACAGTAATACCAAAGTTGTCAATGCTTGCTCGAGCAGTGTCCATTAATTCACTTAGATTAGGGCCACCTTCTACGTAATCTACTCCAAGCCCTTCGATATATCCGTAACTACTGGAGTTACCGCCTTTGTAAATACCCATAACAATGTTGGTAACAACGCCAAGTGTTTTAACTTTACTTGGCGGACTAATCCATATTGGCATGTCAAATGTCAGTGTAGCAATGTCAATATTGCTGTCAGTACCAACAGGAA